GGCCACCTTCACGTGGTGCAGAATGTTAAGAGTTAAAAATCCTCACTATGGTAAAGATTTATTTAACCAACCAAGAGCCTTTATTTTTAAACTAAAAAAAGAAATTATATGAAAAGATTGACAGTACATTTAGAGAACCAACAAACAGTTGACACTCAAAAGCCAGTGGCTAAAACAAAAAAGTCTACATCAATATCAGCTTATCAAAGAGGTATAGACCAGGGTATAAAAGACAAAGCTCAAGCTGAGTCAGATGATGGTAAAAAATCTAAATCTAAAGGAAGATTTAAGACGTATACTACAATAACAGTTAGAGACTTGAAAGATAGTAAAGCTGTTGAAGCAGCTCTTTCTGATGTTAGGTCTAAGTATACAATAGCAATATGCAAAGACTCTAAAAGGAGTTACTGGAAAGCAGGTGAAGAAATGTTTCATATAGCGAATCAGAAATAATACTGAGCAGCTGTATATTTATATATGTTAACGTACTAAGTAGGCGATAACATTAAAATTATTTAAGGAGATTTATTATGACAAGACACTTATTAGGTGAGAGACTCTTCTCTACCGATTTATTATTCAAAAATTTTTTCGACACAAATGTAGGATTTGGTTCAGCAATGGATACAAAGCCTGATTATCCGGTTGACGTATTTGTTGACAACGAAGTACTATGCTTTGATATCGCATGTGTTGGATTGGAAAAAGACGACATACACGTTTTAGTAGAAGGAAACACTTTAAAGGTTACCTACAAAAAACCTACTGTCGAATCAAACCCATCAAATAAAGAAGCACCAACTTATATCCATAGAGGAATTGCAAGACGTAGTTTTGATATGGGATGGAAGGTCAGTCCGGACTTTGACTTAACAAGTCTGGATGCAGAAATGAAAAATGGTTTATTACAAATCACAGTTCCAAAATTCGAAACGGCAAAAGCCAAGTTTATAGAAATAAAATAACAAACAGCCTACTTAGTACGTTAATTATTTTTATATGTCGGATATTTTTATTATATTAGATATATGAAACAAAGTTATATAGAAATCCTGAAAAATCTAAAAAAAGATGATTCAGTAAATCAGTCACCAGACGATAGAATACTCGTGATTGATGGATTAAACACATTTATTAGGGCATTTGCCGTCAACCCTAGTATGAACGAAGACGGTATACATATTGGAGGGATGACGGGTTTTCTGCAGTCTATTGGTTACGCAATAAAAAACATCAAGCCTACAAGAGTTATTGTATGTTTTGATGGTAAAGGTGGTTCTAGTAAAAGGCGAAAACTCTTTCCCGAGTACAAAGCAAACAGAAAAGTTAGAAAGCGGTTAACCCGTCTAGACTCCTTCCACAATCAAGAAGATGAAAGTATATCTATGAAAAATCAAATTCGTAGATTAACTCAGTATCTTGACACTCTACCAATTACGGTGATAGCACCAGAAAACATAGAAGCTGATGATGCTATGGCGTACTTGTCACAACAAGTTTATCCTGAAAGTCACTTCTATATAATGTCAACTGACAAAGACTTTCTACAACTTGTTGATGATAGAGTACAAGTTTGGTCACCTACTAAAAAGAAATACTATTTTAAAGAAACAGTAAATGATGACTTTGAAATACCTGCTCACAACTTCTTGCTTTATAGAACTATGAAAGGTGATGCATCGGATAATATTCCTGGTATAAGAGGTGTAGGTGTAAAGACATTAAAGAAAAAACTTCCTATATTATTTGAAGATAAAAAACTTACTTTGGACGAAATGATTAGTCATGTAAAAGATTTAGACGACACTTCAAAAGTAATATCAGATATTAAAAATAGTGAAGATATGATAAGGTTAAACTATGATTTGATGCAACTAAGCAACGTTGACATTCCTGGTAGTATAAAATCAGGAATAATTGATGCAGTTAGAAAACCTATAAATAGATTAGTAAAGTATAAATTCCAGAAACTCATGTTAGAGGATAAGACAAACTCTGCAATTAGAAATCCAGACCTTTGGCTAAACACATGTTTTTCTCACCTAGAAGCAATGGCATCAAAAAGTTATGAGTGATAGATTAAGCGAGTTTGGTTATACATTCCAGATAAAAATTATAACATGTCTACTAAAAGACAAACAGTTTCTTCAACAGATTGACGATATACTTCAACCTGAATATTTTGAGAATGAATCAAATCAATTTTTGGTTTCAGTTATAAAAGAATATTTTAAGGAATATAAATCTCAGCCAACAGCAGAGGTATTAAAGGTAAAGATATCTGAAATTACTGACGATGTGTTTAAGAAAAGTATAGTTGCTAACGTAAAGGACACTTTTAAATATGTAGACTCACAAGACCTAGATTTTGTAATGAAGCAAACATTGGACTTTTGTAAAAATAAAGTTTTAAAGAATGCAATAATTGACTCTGTCGAATTACTAAAATCAGGAAAATATGAC